CACAGTTTAAATTTTGACCAAGAGCAGTGACATACCAAGGATATTGATCATTATCAATTTCATAAAATCGTGGATTGATTAAAGATTCCCAGTGACCAGAGAAGTCAAGAGGTCTTGTAGCATCATCATATCTTAAATTCACATACAAAGGTAATCTCGCAACATTACATATAGTGGTATCAAAATTCCAACGTAAAATTCCAGAATCATAAGGTGAATTTTTATAGTATAATTCTGAAAGAACAGGTTTAGGATATCCGAAAAATGGTATAGAACAATACCCATTTAAAGGACTTTCATTGCAACATATATTACCAGTACCAGGACCTTGAACATCAAGTTCGGGATCTTTACTGCATGTTTTCTTAAAATCTGGTGTTAAATTTTGATACGCTAGTTCAGTTGCCGCTACTATCCATGAATCAACATTAGAAACAAATTCTTCAACTTTTGGAATAAGTAATTGAATTTCATCCAATTCATTTACATATTTTGTGAGAGCATTATTAACAGTCTGATCTATATCTTCAGTGCCTGTTTTTAAATTATAGAATTCTCCTATTGTCTGATTGTATGGATATGAATTCATATCATACGACAAGGTTAATCCATTCCCAGAAGTTACTCCCATATCGTAATTAACAACATCAGAGAAAGCTCCAGCGGCAACAACAGAATAATCATTTGAAAAATCTTTAAAAATTCCAGTAGCACCAAAATAATAAAGATAATCTGGATTTTCTGAAGATAGATTTTTCAGTATGGCTTGATCTGCTGTACCGCCTATTTGGTCCACACAACAAATAGAACATCTATATACTTCCCATTTTCTTTTAGCATTTTTTAATTTAGTATATTTTTCTCTATTTGTTATTAGGGATTTTTTTATTAATTTATCGTAAGCATATAAAATTTCTGGATAAACTTCATCATCCAAATCAAATTGATTTTGCCAAACTACATTCGATAATCTGGTATCCGCAGAAAGTCCCAAGTATTCCCATGATTGCGGAAATGGTGTATTATATCTATTTTTAGAATAGAATCCATAGATATCATCATCAATTCTTTGACTCTGTGATAAAGATGATCCAAATGATAAACCTTCTGGAATTAATGATTTATCCTCAAGATGAGAAAACTTATCATATTCAGATTGAATATCAAAAATTATATTTTGTCTTGTTAACCCCAAACTAGTATCAATAAAATCCAAGTAAGGATCTGCATAATTTGGTAGAATTCTTTCATACCAAGAATAATAAACATTAGAGTTTAAAAGTTTTAAATTATCAAATTCTGTTACTGTTTCAAATGCATGAATATTATTTGGTGAAAATTGATTTTCACCTATTGTAAATACAAAATCTTCTGCTGTAGTATTATTTTTTATTAATGAATCAACACATTTAAAATGATATCCATGCAAGTCTTGCCAGAACGCATAATTAACAGCTGCATTATTATCATAATTAACAGCATTTTCAGCCAAATATTCTAGAGTTTGTAAAAGAGTTTGTTGTCCTTGAATTTTACCCCATGGATAAGAAACATTGTTCTTTTTAAGATAGCAATAGTTCCATGTCTTATCACCATCTATCTCAATTTCAAATTTTTCTTTTAGATAAGAATTAAATCCCCTTAATTCAACACTCGGTCCAGATAATCCAGATAATTGAAATGTATCAGGTTCATCTGAATAAATGTATCCTATAAAATTTTCATTATCTAATACAGAAGATAAAAATTCTTTATTTAAAATACTTTTTGTAATAAATTCTATTGTTAGTGCTTTAATAGTCTCTGATGAATTTTGAAATTCATCAGTTGATAATGTTACAGTATTTTTAACATTTGTGACTTCGAATATTAAAGAATAATTTTTAATAAAAGAATCATTTCGATCTCTATTTAAAGTTCCTGATACAGTTTTTGCATTTAAATTGAAATGAATTTCATCATTTGGCCTTACGCCATATGTTCCCAACCATTCGCCAGTATCACGGATAACTAATGTACCTGTCATTAAAGGAGAAAACATACTCTCATTTAAACTAAAAGCAATTAGTGGATTAGTCCCAATATCCCAAGGAATTATATCTAATGATTCACCATCAGGTTTTACTATTTTAAGCGAACTTAATGATTCTGTCGCAAATGGAAAATTTCCAGCCATATTAATTCTCTTTTGAAATTACTCTAAATCGTATATCATCATTAGATATCATATTATTAAATGTTTCTATGAATGGAACAAGAAATTGTTTATTTAATATTTTAATTTTTCTAAATTTCTCATTTTTATCAGTCAAATCTTGTATTATTGTTTTAGTTTGTAATCCAGAAATATTAGTATTTGACATTATCCCTTGATATAATAATGAAGACCTAAATGCATTTGTATCTGTTGAGCTTGTATAGCTTCCATAAGATTCTAATAAAATATAATCATCACCTAAAGAACCGTTATATCTTCTGTATGGTGATATAATCTGATTCGTTGTATTGTAAATATACAAAGGAGCATTATAATAATCATTAATTAATTTTATAGGCAAAACAAAAGCATTTTGCTCTTGTCCATTAGATGTAAATTTTTTGATAAAAGTAATTAATTGTAATTTATCTTTTATTTTTCTATATGCAGCCACTTCAGTTGAAGTTGTAAAGGAACCTACTATATTAGTTACTCTTGCATATCTAAATTCATTGTTATAAGAATTAACAAAACAATATTTGCTGGTATCCAAATCACTAGAAGTAATATTTTCTGGTAATGTATTAGTGGGATATTGACTTGTATATGGCGGTGTACGATTTAATCCTATTAGGATATCCCCTTGCTGTAACTGTACGTTTTCTTCAAAGTAAAAAATAGATCCTGAATATTTTGTATTAATTAAGGAATCAAAATTTTTTGTAGATAAGCAAAATTCAGTAACTGGGTCAACGATATCATTTGTTAATAAAATTATCCAAGATAGATCTGCATCATCGTAATATTTTTCTGCTAATGATTCTACACTGTCAGCGTCAGAAACTAACTCTTCTGTAAAAATAGATTCTGTATTGTATTTTGAAATAGCAACTTTTCTGAAAATATCAACAACACTTTCAGTTTTACTTCCTAAAGTATATTCTGTTTTTGGAAAGGGATTGAAATACATTTTATGGTGTTCCCCCAAATAACTGTGATATTCCTGCTTGTTGTAAAGCCTGTGATCTTGAAACTAGACTCAAAACATCTCTATAAACAGATTCTATTTCTACAAACTGTAAGCTAACTGTGGTAACTGATGGTTTTAAGCCATATTGTGTCAGAACAGCATAAGAACCCTTATCTGGAGCAGATCTATTCACAGCAACATTTGTTAAAACACTAAGTTGTGGATCAGTTAACCAAGTAAAATCAATAGCTGGACCAGTACCAGGACCGACTCCAAATAACCACATTGGTGGGTGTTTGAATATAAAAGGAACTCTTGACGCATAAGGAGCACTAAGAGCCTCAAATGATCTACCTACAGCAAAAGCAGCAAAGCTATCTTCATCAGTTAGACATGGGAAAACTAGATTAAAAGAATAAACTCTTTTACTGCTTCCAGCAAATATATTATCATTAAAATCTGGTGGACTTATACCCCCAAAATAAGACGAAAGAGTAACAGCAGATGTTGTTACTGCCTGTACAAAGTCAGCAACTGCTTTTATTTTTTTACCAATAAGAGGAGCCATTGATAAAGGAGATACTACAGCATTGAAAATATCCTTTACACCTATCTCTTTATAATTATTTTGAACACCACTAACCAATTCTTGTGGAGCTGGTACATAAATTAAACCCAACTGATTTGGGGGTGTTGGTAGAACACCAGCAAAAGTTCCTGTTTGTCTACCGATGAACCCTTGATATTCAAAACATCTGAATTTTAACCACAAGGGTATTTCAGATTGCAATTTTGGATTTTGTGGATATATTTGTTGGACTAGCATTTTTTGAATAAATATTTTGATGGCTTATAAAAATAAATTTTTCCCTAAAAATCAATCAAAATATATAGGTGATTCTACAAAAATACTATGTAGATCCTTATGGGAACGTAAATTCTGTAAATATTTAGATGAAAATAAAAATATTTTGCGCTGGTCGTTTGAAAATATCAAAATTCCATATAAATCTCCTCTAGACAATCAAATGCATTTTTATATACCAGATTTTTTGGCGGAAAAAAGAAATAAAGACGGATCTATCTCCACTCTACTTATAGAGGTAAAACCGTTTAAACAAACAAAGCAGCCTGTATTAACAGAAGCAATGTCAAAAAAAACTTACTCAAAAAATATGGAAACTTTTTTGGTCAATCAAGCAAAATGGGAAGCAGCCAAAGATTTTTGTGAAAAAAATGATATCAATTTCATAATTCTCACAGAAAAGGAACTCCTATGATACCATATCCACAGTTACCAGATGACTTTATTTCTGGATCGATAAGCGAATTTAGAAATAGTGTAGTAAATAGAGGCGGTGTCCAATTCGCCAATAGGTATATTGTAGACTTTGTAACACCATTCGGTTCTTACACCACATATCCATCAGAAATAAATATACCACAAAGAGCGTTGATGACATACGAAACTGGTATGCCGACATCTCTGTGGGGAACAAAAAGAAAAATCCCACTCCAACACGAATTTGATGAAATCACTATGTCTTTTGTGTTATATGAAGATTTTGCTGAGAAAAACTTTTTCGATGCGTGGATGGACAACATTGTAAGAAGAGGAAATTATAGCGAGTGGGTTATAGAAAATGCAAATACTTATTTTGATTATGTTGGTAAAGTCTATATAACCACATTCTCTGGATCAGCACAAGCCACAGAGTACCAAAACATTACATCAAAAACTTTATTGGATGAAGCATATCCTCTAAATTTACTACCAATACAAATGTCTTCAGAGAATACAGGATATACAACATTTGTTATGACATTAGCATATAGAAATTCTTATAATTTACTGAATGGATGATTAAATGAATTTAAAAAATATTTTACAGGATTCTTTACCAACGTATATTACTACATTACCTTATAGTAAAATAAAAACTAAATTTAGACCTTTTTTAGTAAAAGAAGAAAAAAAGTTATTAATTTTGGAAGAAACGTCCAACAAGAAAGAAATTTATAATGGTATTGTAGAAGTAATATCATCTTGCTATGATAATATTGATTTTTCAAAAATACCTATTTTTGAAGTTGAGTATTGTTTTTTAAAACTTAGAGCAAAATCTGTCGGTGAAATAATTACACCAAAAATTACATGCCCAATTACAAAAGAAAATCATATTGTTCAAATAGATTTAAATAAATTAGAATTAAATATACCAAAACAAGATAGCGTAATAACTATTGGAAATAATTTAAAGATTAAATTACGATATCCAACAGTAAATGATATATCAGAATTATCTACAAATATCAATGATCTGATTGCTAATTGTATTGTTTATTTTGAAACCTCTGATGAAAAAGCAGAAACTGCAAATTTCTCGAAAGAAGAAATTATAGATTTTTTAGATCATTTAACTGTAGAAAATTATCAAAAAATACTTGAATTTTTTGAAAATATGCCATCATCACCAATTACTGTAAATTATACAACCCAGGATGGAGTTCAGAGATCATTAGTACTAAAAAATCTTAAAGATTTTTTTTCATAACCCTCAGTCACATATCACTAAAAAGCTATTTTGAGTTGATGTATATTTTGACAAAAAATTACGGATTTAATCTAGCAGATTTGGAAGGAATGCTTCCATGGGAAAGAGATTTATATGTGGAGCAACTGAGGGTGGATGTGGAAAAAGAAAAGAGTAAATTCAAATGAAATTAGAAAAATCTAAAAATAAAGTACCACAAGAATTAAAAAATAAAATTCAAAATATATTTGATGGCTTTTCTATTGAAAACATACAAAAAACAGATATCAATACAGAAAATTATAAAGCTCCAGAAAAACAACAAGAGATACCGAATAAAGAACCAATCTTAAATTTAGGTACTATAAAAAAAGAACTTATACCATCAATAACAAATATTATTGATAAAAAGTTAAAAAATATTTCTTTTTATAATAATAAGAACACAAACTATTCAACAATTAATAATTATTCAAATTCTGTTAATAAAGAATATAGAAATTTTTCACCAAAATCAATTTATGTCAATAAGCAATATAAAAATTTTTCACCAAATACATTAAATGAAGTAACAAGTAAATATTTAAATATTGATTATAAAAATTTATTTTCTCCATCATATGAGACACAGAAAAATATTTCTAACAAATTCTATGATAACAATACAAATATTAAAAATTTAACGCAAACAAATAATTTAATACCAGCATTGAAAGAAGGCGGTGTTGTCAAGGAACCAACAGTAGCCTATTTACATGAGAACGAAGCGGTAGTTCCTTTAAAAGAATCTAAAACATTTCAAAACTTCATACAAACATTAACAAAAGGTTCAATAGTTAATAATACAAAAAATGAAAATATTAAGAATTTTTCTAGTATGAGAAATAATTCATCTAATACTGAAAATAAGACTTTCATTGAAAATAGAAATACAACTAATAAATCTGAAAAAGAACAATCAATATCATTAAATGCTCCTATTAGTATAAATCAACAATTACCAGAAATTCCATCTGGTATGGAGAAACCAAATATTCCATTGGTATATGCTGGTTCTGGATCAAATAGTGATCTATTCTCAAATGCAATAAATAAACCAAAGTGGAGAAAGAATACTGGGTAATTGAAAACCCCCTCAAACGAGGGGGTTTCTTTTTTAGTCCATCTGTTCAAAAAGCTTCATAGGATCTACTTCATCTTCTACCGTATCTTCAATCTTTTGTCGCTTTTGCTTCATTGAGGATGACTTTTCCTGAAAATCATTCTCATCTAGATCTTCAGCATTTCGAGATACTGCTGGGGCAGTTCCGCGAATATCACCACCAAGAACCTCATGAAGACGATTCTTGAGATCATCATAAGACTTAAAGCTACTAGGACTGATGAACTCATTCAAAGAATGTTCCTGATTCCATAGCTTTTCAATCTTATTATCATCACCACCATAAAGTGCTGAAGGAGCATCAAACTCGGACTTATCGTAATTGGTATATCCACCAATCTTACGAATCTTCACCTTGAAGTTACAACCATTCCAAAAATCAAATGGATTAATTGGATCTTCATCCTTAAATTCTGGCTTCATCTTTTCCTGAATCTTATCAAAGATTTTAGTTCCGTACTTATAAAGGAATACCTTACCTTCATTTTGTGGATTTGCTTCATCCTTGATTACAAGGATGTTGGAAATGTATGTTGTCTTTCGCTTACGCGAACGAGCAATATTCTTATCTTCTTCTGATCCAGTATTCCAAAGTTCACTATTCAGTTCACTAACAGGATCCTTTTGGTTAAGGGTTGTGAGTGAATTTTCAATATACCATCCACCTGGGCCTTGGAAGGCATGGGAAAAAAGCTTTACCCAAGGGCAATCTTCACCATTAATTTCTGGAAGAAAACGAATTACTGCAAATCCATTTCC